CCATGGCGGGCTTGATGACGCGCTCGGACAGGCTCTTGATGTCGAGGGTCAGTTCCTGCGAAGTGAACTTGAAATCGACGCCCTTGCGCTTGTCCACGGTGATCGTGGTCTTGCCCTCGGTAACGTCCTGCGTGTTCATCACAGCGCCGTCGCGGACGGTGAAGTCGGTCGGCTTGCGGATCGAGATGGTTGAACCAACCGTGTATCCGTTGACCTTCTTGGAGAAATCCTCCTCGTAGCCGCGAAACACCTTCTTGGCCATGACGAGTTCGTTATCGAGGATCATCACCGCTTCTTTGGCGATGATGTCCGCAGTCAGTGTGGTATTGGACATTTCATGCTCCATCGGGCCGACACTGGGGTCGGCTCAGGGACGGGACAGCCATCACGGCGTTCCATCGGGTTGGGAAAGGCGGTTAGAGACCCTGCTTTCTGCGCGCCGCCACGTATTCATCCATGTTCATTTCCGAGAGCGATTTCTGGGCGCCCGGATTTGAACGTGGAGCAATTTTCGAGGTCGGTTTCGCCTGCTGCTGGGGCTGTTTAGCCGCCGCCGGTTTTCGGGACAGGGTCTGTTCCCCTATCCATGCGCGATGCAGTAGCTTGTAGAATACCGGATTGAGGTTGCTCCTGATGGAGTCCTCCGGGATTTCCATGCTCTGCGCAAATTCGAGGAGCTTCTGGTCCATTTCTGGCGTCCAGCCCTCGATTTCCTTCATCGCAAACTGCCGGGTTTCCTCAACACGCTTGGCAAATTCTTGCTGCGTCTCCTGAGACCGGATGGTCTGCTGGTTCTGGATTTCGCCCTCCAGATGGGTCTTTTGCTGGGACAGATGCTGCTTGTAGTCCCATGCCTCCTGTGCCGCATATGGGTCATCCTGCTTATGCAACAGGTAGGCCTGCCAGTCATAGGCTTCGAACCGCTTCATCTCTTGGTTGACATGCGTCAACTGAGCGCGCGCGGTCAGTTCCGCCTCGTTGGCTTCCGCGCGGGCCTCGGCTTTCGCCTTCAACTCACGCAATTCCGAATTGTAGGTCTGGGTCTTTTCCGTGAAGGTCTTCTGAAGGCCGGTTACGGCCTCGGCAAGCTTCGGATCGACCCTCCATTTGCCGAATGCAAAGTCGAGATCGGTCAACCCGTCATCGACGGGCTGTTCCTCGCCTTCCGCACCTTCTTCGCCTTCCGGCTGTTCTACTTCCTGCTCCTGAGTGCCGTCAGTGTCGGCTTGCTCCAGAACGTTGCCTTTCTCGCCTTCTCCGATTGCAGGCTGGGCCTGTTCGGTTTCGGCAATAGCTTCCAGTTCGTCAGCCATGGACGATATTCACTCCTCGCGGTTGGTGAATGGGTTGTTGCGCTTCTGACCGTCAGCGCTGCGGATTCTGTCGGGGCTGCGATGCCCGCTGTTCTGCCTGTCTGGCGCTTACGCCGACCTTCATCCGATCGGTGATGGCGTTGAAACGATCCGTGGCCTCATCCGCCATGTTGGCGCGCTGTTCCTCGCCGAGCCGCTGCATATCCACGCCGGCATTTGTCTTCAGGTCGCGGTTTTCCTGTTCAAGCTCGGCAATGCGCTGCTGGAATTGCTGCGCAATCTGCATGGCCTCATCGCGCGGTATCACGTCCGGCTTGGGCACAAGGGCTTCCAGTTCCTCCGCGATCTCGTCGGCACCCGGCCAATCCAGATTGCGGGCCAGATGCTTGCCAAGGATCGGTGCGGAGGCAGGTAGCGCACGGATCATTTCCGTCATCTGGAAAGCGGCTTCCTCGCGCCGTGTCGTGAAGCTCGGGCCAGTTGTGACGGTCAGGTCGTACTTGCCCACGGTCAAATCGTGCATCGCCATGACAGGCTGGTCGATGCCGTTCGCATCCTGTTCAAACAGCAATTCACCCGTTTTCGGGTCTTGCTTCTGATATTCCTGGCCGATCTGGACGGGACGCTCCTTGCCGTCCTCGCCAAGAACCCTGACCACGCGGGCCTTGTTGTAGACATGCGGCAACAGGTCCAGGATGACCCTGCCGGTGTGCCTGATGGCGCGGCTTTCATTGTCCTGGAAGTGGAATGTGGAAACGTCCCCTTCCCGCTGGCGGGCCATGATCGCCCTGCCGCTGGTTTCGTTCGATTTTGCCCCAAGGGATGCGTCGTGCAGCCCCATGACGCCCTTCATGTCATCCGAGGCAAGCAATGCTTCCTGCATCGCGCCTGCTGCCGGGCCGGCATCGAGCGGCTGCCGCTGGGGCGCGGCTACCGCATTCTTGGAATATTCGACAAACGCATGGGACCGTGTGTTGATCGACGCCCATTTCTCCGGATCGACATCGAATGCGCCCTCAGGCCCGATAAACGGCACACGAGGAGCAAGCGCCACCAGTTCCGTGGACGTAGTGCGCCAGTAATTGAACATGCGCTGCGGATCGATGGCGTCATGGATCAGCGAGCGGAAATAGCGCTTGCCGTTGACGACAATCTCATCGCCGTAAACCGGGATGATCGGGATGTACTGCCCCGGCCATTCGTTCGTTTCCAGCACCTCAAGCCCGGTCATGATGCGCTGCGTGACCTTGTAGGCTTTCTTGGTCTTGCGGGCCTTCACCGTGTCGGGGAAGTTCTCGATCTGGATGCGAACCAGCAGAAGGTCTTCGTCTTCCTGAAGCTGCTTAGCCGAATAGACCGAGCCGTCCTGAAGCTGGACAATTTCCTCCTCGACCTCCTCGCGGCTCCACCACTCCGCAACAACAATGCCGTTGTCATGCCAGTCAGGCGCATCGCCCCATGCGTCGGTATCGTCCCAATGACGATTGTCGGCCTTGGGATACTTGGCCTTGAACTGCTCCTCGCTCAGGACATCGGTGACAAAGCAGTCGTTCCAGTCCGATGAATCGGCGGCCGTCGCATTCGGGTCTTCGTAAACGCTCAGCGGATTGGAAATGCGCGCTATGCGGATATCCAGATCGAAACTGTCGCTATGCGCGTAGTCGAGATCGATGCGCCAGTACCCGAAACCACCAGTTACCGCACATTCAACACCCGTGTCGTAAGCCACATCGGCGTCGGACGTGTATTCGATGTTGCGGATCAGGCCATTGATGACCTCTGCCGTGTCCTTGTCTGCGTTGCTATCCGCAGGGCGAACCTTGATGCCTGGCTTGTTCTGGCGCGCATCGTTAACCACCTGGCGGATAAATGCCGGAAGCCTGTTGATGGTGAGGTGCGGCCTCGATTCCCGCTTGCGCTGCTCAACGATATCGCTGGGCCACTGCTCGCCGAGACGGGCAAAGCGAATGTCGTCAATGGCGGTCTGGCGGTTGTGGTCGCCTGCATCCTTGCATCGGGAGAAAACATCGCGCGCCCGCTTGATGAGCGCGTCGTTATCCTTAGCCGTATCGTTCGACTGCTTGTCGTACATAGGCAAGGGTTTCCTCTTGCGTGGCCGGCCAGCCCGCAGCATCGAAATGCGCGGTCAGCTTGCGTGTCAGCATGTTCAGCAAATGCGCCCGTTCGAACCGGGCTTGTGGCGTTGTGCCGAGAACCTTGTTGAACTCCGTCGCGAAAAGGGCGCGGAGTTCATCAGCGGTTAGCCCATCCATGAACCTGTGCCAGCGAATTCTATCTTCGGCTTGCCCCTCGGCGCCTCATAAGCAACACAGCCGAGACCGAACGCATCAGCGCCGTTGGATGCCCAATCGTGCTCAGGCCCGAGACCAGTGTTGCGGTCTTCGTCACGACGCTCGTGATACCAACCGAGAGCTTCCAGCAATCCGCCGGTCGTTTCCTCGTTGAACCAGATGCTCGGGAATAGCCTGCGAGAGACCGTCACACGCTGCATTGCAGCGCCCTTGCCCTGGTTCGGAATTACAACAACGTCATACCCCGCATCGCGGAATGCGCTCTCGTATGAAACGTCATAGACCTTGTCGTGGCTCTTGCCGTCATGCGGCAGGATGACTTGCGTTCGCTCAGGCGTGTAACCACGGCTACGAAGCCAATTGAGATGCGCGGCGAAGTCCTGCCCCTGCGCCTCGTAGTAATCGAGCACGCAGATCGTGCGCCCTACCCACTGCTCACAAACGATTGCGAACGCATCAGCCTTTGCACCAGTGCCACCAATATCGCAAACGAGCTTGATCGTCAGGTTCGGGTCGGCAGCTACTTTGCCAATTCGACCGTCCTGTTTCGCTTGAGCAAGAGCCTGAGCGTAATACGCGCCTTCAAGCACCGTTGCGTATCCGCCTTCCCAGATGTGGTCATATTGGTCCGGCGTCTGGTTCAGGCAATCCTCACGCTCCTGCTCAAGAACACTCGGAAACCACGGGTTGTCAGACCAGTTGGCCCGAATAACCGTTGCGCCGGTTGGTAAGGTTTCGCCCCTCAGCATCACATCGACAGGATCGTTCTTGCGGCGCGGGTTCCATGAGAACCACAGCTCCGAA